GGCGAATGGTATGTCACCGAAGCCAAGCACTCTTTCGACCAGGGGTACACCACAGAACTTTCGATGCACCGTCGAAGGATCAAGACCAAAGGCAAAGCCAAGGAAGTTACCGTTGGCGTGTTCGCTGGCGCTGAGGATATCACAGCGACAAATACCAGAGGTGGAAAGAACGTTGAAAAAGTTACCCTCGACCGTGGTCGGTTCCAACTTATAGGCAACGTACCAGAGGACATACCAGGACAACCATGAGCGGCGAATTTGGTAAATCAGCTTTCTTCGACAACCAAAATGATCCACAAGAACCCAGGGTCTTTGGATTCTATTGGGGTATCGTCAAGAACAACACAGACCCGGACAACCGGGGACGTGTGCGCGTCCAAATCCCGGGACTCATCGCAGTCGAGAGTACGTGGGCGGAACCGGTTGGTGCGCCCGGAGGCGGAACACGGCACGGCATGTTTGCTGTGCCGAAGGTCAACGCGCCTGTTGTTGTCGGGTTCATTCAAGGTGACATTGACGAACCGTTCTACATGGCAGGACCGCAGCGTGACACGGAGGAAGTGGACGACGCGCACCCGGACAACATCATCATCCAGTCCAAGAACTTCCGCATCCTTATGGATAATCGGGACGGTCAACGTGTGCTGCGAATCGAAAACTTGCAGCCACAAATCACAGACCAGGCCACAAAGGACCTCGTTCAGTCCTACATTGAAATCGACATGAACGCCGGGGACAACGGTGGGTCGCAAGGAATCCGAATCCACAGCGCAACTGGCACAACCATCAGCTCAGCTGGGGGCATTGCGCTGGATGCGCCCGTGGTGACCATCAAAGGTCGGGCTGTCGTAACAACCCCGAGGGACATCTAATGGCATTCGTACCATGCCCCATAATTTTTCCCGGTGCGACCGAACCACCACAGGTCACCATCCCGGGCTTGGGCACTCTTCGCGCAATGAAGAGTCAACTCGATCACGCCCCACGTTCGTATGACTTGGCGGCGATGCTGCTCGCACAATTGAACCCGCTCATGGCGCCGTTCAACTTTGTTTTGAAGATCGTTGAAGTCGTCTTCTCGATTTTCAAAGCAGTGAAGGCAGCGGGCAACCCATACAAGCTGGCCAAACAGATTATCAAAACCGCAAAACTCATGGCGTTGCTCACGCTCTTCGCGCCCAACATTGCATGGGTTCGGCTTGTGCGCGACATGATCGATTTGTGTGTTGCGATTCTGAATGGCTTCGTCGCAATTATCGCTGCGTGGGTCCGCGACATACAAGCGATGCGCAATGCGTTTGTGGTTCGCGAAAGTCTGCCCGAGGACTTCGAGATCGTCTCGATGATTCGTTGCACGAAAGGTCTGTTCACGGTGAACATTGACGGCGTGAACGACACCCTCGCAGCATTCGCAACTGCATTGTTCCTCATCGGCCAACTGATGGAAATCTTGAGCACTTTCTTGCCAGGCAAGATCGTTGAGAATTTTGTGAACGCCATCAAAACCATCGTTACATTGCCAGTAGCGTTCACGGGGCTCGGTGCGGCTGTCGAGGCTGCGGACAATGCTGTAGACCTGGATGCAATTTTGGTCCAGATGACGGACCTATCCCTTACAATTTCCAACGCAGCTGGTGGGTTGGCTACCATCTCGCAGGCCATCACTGACGTCATCGGGGACGACTAAATGAAAAAGGTTGCGTACCAAAGAGACTTCCTGGACCGAGGCGTGGCGCTACCCGTTGCGCGGCGTGGCGGGACAGACTACGTCCGGGCGCAGGGTGGGCAACTCATCAACATGGCGATTCGCCAGATCCTCAACACGGACCGGTACGAGCTGCCGTGGAATCCTGAGTTTGGAACCAATCTCAGACGGCAGAAGAACAAGCTGCTGAATGAGGACTTCAAGACGTACGTGGTCAGCGAGCTGACCCGGGCGCTTACGACTTTCGAGCCCCGGATTCAGGTCGTTCAAATCTCGGTGCAGGTCCGCGACACGACCGCAACCGTTCGTGTAGAATGGCAAGTCATCGATCGTAACGTGCCCGGAAACCAGGTTCTTGTTGGCCCAGATGCCGTAGAGGTCTCGATTTAATGGCACTCATCCCACAGCCAATTCTCGATTTCAGCGACAAAGACTTCGCGTCATTGCGATTGCGCTTGCAGGGTCTTGCGCGATCTCTCCATCCCGAATGGACGGACTTCAATGACGCCAACTTCGGCAACATCCTGCTGGAGTTGATGGCATTTACCGGTGACGTGATGACGTTCTACCAGGACGCCCAGGCCCGGGAACAGTTCTGGCCGACCGTAACGCGCCGCATCTCGGCAATACGCCTGGGGCGGCTCATCAACTTCACCATGCCAGGACCGACTCCGGCGACGGGCGAAGTCCGCTTCCAGCTGCGGGCCGCCCAGGCGACGGACGTGCTCATCCCGGTTGGCACCCGGTTGCGGTCGAGCGACCCGTTGAACCCCCGGCCCTACATCACGACCAACACCGATGTCGTGAAGATCCTCGCCGGTAACACGTCGGTCATGGTTCCGGTGGAGCAATCCGAGCGCGTGTCAGGCGAGATGTTCGACTCATCGGGTGGACCAAACCAGGAGTTCGTGCTGGAACGCCTCCCCTACATGGATGGGTCTGCGGTTGTCACGGCGTCCAACGGTCCGTACACCGTCATCCAGTCATTCATCGACGTGCTGTCTGCCAATCCCCGCCGTTTTGTTGAGCTGGTGGACCAGGACGATCGCGCCCACATCCGATTTGGCAACGGCATCCTGGGGGAGATTCCACTCGGTGCAGTGTCCATCGACTACAAGGTCACGCAGGGTTCCGAGGGAAGCGTGGAAATTGGGCAGTTGAACCGCATCTCGGACCCCATCCTCGACTCCGTTGGTGCCACCGTCTCTGGCCTCACAGTCACCAACCTCACAGCGATTGCAGGCGGCGCTGACCGCATGACCGTCAGTCAGGCCCGCAGCTTGGCACCCGCGTCGCTGCGTGCCCTCAACCGCTCTGTCACCCGCCCGGATTTCCAGACCCACGCTGCCGAAGTCTCCGGTGTGGGCCGCGTCGTGATGCTGACCTCCAACGAGGACGGCGCCGTCCAAGAGAACTCTGGCCTGTTGCTGGTCGTCGCCCGCGGCGCTCGCTTGGATTCGGGGCTGTTCAAACCTGCCGCGCCATCGCAGCAGTTGTTGGCCGCAGTGATCAACCAAGTCACGGTCGTGAAGCCCGCGACAATCACGTTCCGTGTGGATGCGATCGGTGCGCCGTTTCTCGATGTGAACCTTTCGACGTACGTCCACTTCTCGAATGGCGCCGACAAGGCTGCCACCGCAGAAGAAATCGTCAACGCGCTCGAAGACTTCTTCGCCAGCAACTTGGCGAACGGCACCGACAATCCCGCCGTGGATTTCGGCGCCAACATCCTCAACGACCAAGCAGTTCCTGTTGCCGAGATTGCGTGGAGCGACGTCCTCAACGCCATCCGTGACGTGAACGGTGTGCGTCGAATTGATGACGGTGACAATGGTTTGCGCCTGAACGGTTTGCGCCAGAGCTTGGTGCTTGGACTGCGTGAGTTCCCCCGTTTGCGCCAGGTTCAAATCTACGACGCAGCCAACAACACCATCCTTCTCAGCGTGGACGTGGGCGTTTAATGCCGCAGAATTTCCAAAACCCTTCGTACGAAATTCCGGGCCTTGACGTTGGCGTGGCCCTGGATTGGGGCGTGACCATCCTGAACTCGTTTGTGGAGTTCTCGCGGTTCACCCGTGGCGACGCCGTGGGAATCATCTCGGTCTTCAACGCGATCATTCCCTTGGGTGTCAGCGTCATCGACAACGAGGACGGCACGCTCACCTTGACTTCGGCGGTCGGAACGACCGAAGCTGTTGAATCCTTTGCTTTCGGCTGGAAGGGCAACCAGTTCTACCTGTTTGCGTTCCCGCCCAACTTCCTCCTTGGTGCGCTGATCTCAGGTGCCAAGCGAGTTGAGGACCTGGAAGATGGGTTCGGCGTAGACCTGAACTTCATCACGGATGTTGGCGCCACGACAACTGTGATACCAATCAAAGACGGCACACTGGTGCCGAATGCTTACGTGGGTGTGCCCCTTGAGGTGAACGGCTTGCGGCGCATCGTCGTGTCCAACACCGCTACGGCATTCACAGTTTCTGTGGCGCTGCCGATCGCGCCCAATGCGAACAAGGCTGTGCGTGTGCAGTACGGGCCGACCAACGACGTTGGGTTTCTGTCGTCCTTCACGGGCTTGGCGGGTAACGATGGTTTCAACGAAACCTTCAATGGCGGCTGGCCCGCAGGTGCGCCGCCCACATTCCAAGAGGCGTTCGACCCGGCCTTGTTGTTGGGCTCCAACCTCAACAACGTCTTCCTCAACGGCTCGGCGCTGCCGTCTGGCCAATTCGCAAACGACGTACGCTTCCGCGTGTTCCAAGTCGGTCCGACCGGATCACCCAACGGACTGGTGATGAGCTACCGCAATCGGTTCGGCTCCCTCATCAACTCGTTCCCCATCACCTTCACTGTTCCCCTGGGCACAGCCATCCCACCCGAAGGTATCGACGTACCCCTTCAAGCCTTCAACTTCGACGGCATCCAGGATCTTGTTGCCATGTCCGAAAGTTCCCCGCCGTACAGCACCTACGCCATGGTTGCCAACCCCGGCCTTGACTTGGAAAGGGCGGACTTCTGATGGGCAACGAAACGTTTGAATCTAATTGGAGCAACAACCAGACCGCCCAGTTCGCATTCGTGGATGCGAACTTGGAGCGTTCTGAGTTCGATGAAGTCCTTGCGGCAAGACTTGATCTGACAACCAACACGTACACGCACATTGCCAACGTGGTGGGCGGCGGGCGTCGTTTGTCCATTCGTGTGACCGAACCAACGGGTACAGTCGCCAACTCGCCCGCTGACATCTCGGTGGATTGGGTGGATTTCAATTCCGGCCCTGCGGCCAACGTGATACAAATTCCGCAGAATACCGCGCAAAACACGCAATACATCATTGCGACCCCGCCCGCGAATGCGCCGTTCAGCATTCTGCTTCTGTCTACTTCCGATAACTTTTCCGCAGGTGAAGCGGAAGCATATATCTCTCGTGCAAATGTCGAGTCGTTTGAAGTTGAATGGCCCGCACCCACCCCAGGTTTGGAGTAAAGATCATGGCAGCTGTAGATTGGATTGAGATGGCGAACAGCTTGGATGCCAACACCCTCGCCCGAGGTGTGACGGCAGGTACGACCAAGCCGCAAAGCAACCCGGGCAACAACTTCGTTTACGGTTGGAACTCGTTGCTCTCCACGGTGGGCGCGCACGGGCTCTACGTGGACAAGCCGTCATTCAACCCACTGCGCAACGATGCGAACAACCCGACGGGCGGTTCCATTCGCGCAGCCATGAAGCGGGGTGTTGGTGGCGGCGGCACGTTGAACGTCGGATTCACACCGATGATCTGCATCAACATGCAGGGCGCCGATGTTGTGTCGTCGGGCTATCTGCTCGGCCTTGAGGACGCGGACCCCGCACGCATCGTGCTCGTGAAAGGTGCACCGGTTTCGGGCCTGCCTTCGAGCACGGCACTCCGGGTGTCATCACAAGCAGTGCAAGCCAACACGTGGGTGCACTTGCGCCTGGACGCCATCTTCAACGCCAACGGTGACGTGGTGTTGAACGTGTTCCAGAGCACCGGCAACAACGTCGAGACGCCGAACTGGCAACCCGTCCCTGGCATGGACTCGTTCATCGACGATGCCATCGCCGTGAACACCGGGTCGCTTCCGTTCGCTGGCGGATTTGCGGGCTTTGCTTTCTACACGAAGGACTTGCAAAAGCGCGCCTACGTTGATCACATCGAAGTCTTGCGGCAGAAGTAAACAATCACGGCCAGCAGAAGCTCTCCATCATGCCCGCGCTACGCAACACCCCGTTCGACAATCTCCTTGGTGCCTACCAGGGCAGGTTGCGTCCGGGCGTTGCGCCCGCAGCTGACGGGTCACATGTCTGGTGTATGGGCATGGACCTCACCCCCCGGGCAGAGGCGCTTCGCCATGGGGATTACATCCAGATCGACCAGCAGATTGATGTCACGGACATCACGTACCTGCGGGCACAGGTCTGGATGCGGCAGTCGGTCAACCTCGACCGGCGCACGTTCCCCAATACGGTTGAGTTCGTCGCCCTGAACTCGTCCACCATCACCAACGTGGTGAGTGGCAGCCCGGGCATCCCGGCGCGGGTGACGACGGCAGGGAAACACTACCTCGTCACGGGCGAGACGGTCGTCATCCGAAATGTGGTGGGCGTCCTCTTTGTGAATGGGCGGTTCACAGTGACCCGCATCAACGACTTCCAATTCGACCTGGACGGCGTTGAAGGATCAGGGACCTACGTTTCCGGGGGTAGCCTCGGGCGGGGCGAGCGCATCTACACCCCGGCTGGCTGGACCAAGGAAGAGTACCAACGGACGCTCGACGTGTCGGGATCAAACTTCGCCAACAACAACGGTCAGTACCGCGTCCTCGGGTTCCAGGCGCAGCCGGGCGTTGACCCGCCGCGCCTGGCCTACGTCGAGCGCCCCACCGGCACCCCCATCACGGCAGACGACATCGCGACTTCCCCGAGCCTGGCTGTCACCGGGCGCGGCAACCGGTGGAAGATTTCGCTGATGGTCGATACGGGCGGCGGGTTCGTCGAGCGATCCCGCGTCGTCCAGAACATCTCCCAGGGTGGGTTCTTCCGAACGGACTTGGGCGCCTACGTTCGCCGCCTGACAGGTCCCCAGAATTTCGCGATTCGATGTACACTGGTGCAGCACGAATCGAACAATGTGTACAACCTTCCACCCCAACCGTAAGTTGTAGCCATGCTTCACACAGGAAAGTCAGTTGTCGAGTTCTCCGCGCAGGGTGCAACCCACTCGCGCGTCAAGCTCGTGAATCCTGAGACGGGGGTGGGCATGGCTGTGATTGAGTTCGAGAACGCCGAACCCGTCATTGAGCTGGACGACATCATCGAGATGGAGTCCCCGATCCGCCATTACCTCGTGAAGTCGAACTGTATCAAGACCGCTGCCGGGTTGATTGCAATGGTTCACGCAACCCCGACAAACTACCCCTAGAGGAGAACACCATGCCGCTTCCCGTACTGGTAAAAACTTGGCGCTTCAACTCGCAGCAAATCGCTGCACCTGGAAGCGCGCACGACACCCATAGGCTGGCTTGGTGGGCTGTTTACAATGCGCTGCGTGGCCAAACGTACAACAACACTGGTGCGCTTTCGTGGACGAACTCTTCGGGTGTTGGTGCTGCTGCACCGTCAGTGTTGTGGACCACTGACCGAAGTTGCAACTCGCTGGTTGCAGGGACAGCTGGTGACAACGTGAATCGTCTTCTTACGTTCGCTGACATTGTTCATGCCAGCGATGGCGCGAGTGCGCACAGTTGGGGTGTGTTGAAAAACACAGCGATCGGTGCAGAACTCTGCATGGATTTTATGTCCGACAATTTTAACCCTAGCGCTTTACACAGCAATGGTTTCATGACCAGCATGTTGGCTTTTCCAACAGGCGGAACCACAACCGCCAGGCCGACAGCAACTGACGAGAATCGTATCTTCTCCGCCACCACGCAGGGGTACGATGCAGCTTCCAAGATCTGGTTGGGCGACTCTCCCAATTCCGCCCACGTCGTCCATACCTGGGCGTCCACTGACGGCGAGTGCTGGCGAATCGTCATTATGCGCGCAGGTTACTCTGTGTTCCAGCTTCTTATTGAGAAGCCTCAATCGCCTGTTGTCCTTCTTGGTACTCCAAATCATACGTGGAATGGTTTGGATCAACCTTATGTGGCGTATGCGCACGGTGCTGCAACCGATGGCCCGGCGTTTCGTGTTTCGCAGTACCCCTACTGGCACCTTGCGCAAGAAAGACTTGGCACCCATATGGGGAACTTCGTTGACACGACCCAGTCTGTCGCAAAGCGTGCGCGCCTCAGCACTGAGTTCGACATGTACGCTCCAGCTGTGCCGCTGACCCGAACAGGTAGATCCGACTTCACGAACAAGTTCCCTGCCAGTCCTTTGGCGATCATCAGCCAGGAAACTGGATTCAAAGGTCGCATGGGTGTGATGACTGATTTGTGGGCCGGTACAGATACCGATCAGGGTGTTGCTGAGGGGGACAACTACCCAGATGATCTCACACGCCAGTTTGTTGCCCTGGGTGCGTTCATCTATCCCTGGAACTCAACGGTCATGCTGACCAGCTAGGAGGTCGCATGGCCGACGAACCCCTAGACGAATACCCAGAAGTCATCACCGGCTTCTGGGAATCACCAAAGCGTCTCGACCCCAGAGCCGTTGAGTTTTACCCAGAAGTCATCACCGGCTTCTGGGAATCACCGAAACGGCTTGACCCCAGGGCCGTTGAGTTTTATTTGGACGTCGTCCCGGGGTTCTTTGAGACAGGGAAGTTGTTTGGTCCTCAACCAATCGAGTTCTTCGCCTTGCCCGTCCTTGAAGCGGCACCCACGCCACCTGATGGTGTGCCGCCTGTGGTTACGTACGACCCGCCATCGGGAACCGTACTGTCCGCACCTGGCCGTGTAATCTCGATTCACGCCACAGACGAAACTGAAATTCTGCGGTTCATGATCAGCGTGGAACTCGCGCCTGACCCTGATACCGGAGAACGCGTTTGGGAAGTGGTGTACAACGGCGCACGCTTCTCTGACAAGTATGCCGCGTCCTTCTTCGTCACGAACACGCTCACCTCCAAGCTCGCACGCATCGTTCGCAATGGTGGCTTCGGTGTTGGAGAGAATCCCCGATTTGAAGTCATACTGTTCGACAAAGCTGGCAACATCGCTACGTCATGAGTTCACAAGCGCAATACACCGTCGTCCCACCCGTACCGCCGCTGGTCCCACCAGAGCAGTTGGCGCAGGACACGATTGCGTTTTTGAACGTGAAGCTGCCCACCATCTACATCGACGTTGCCAACGAAGTAGACGACGCAGACCTCAGCGGCCAGGTCTTCCTCAACAACCGCATCCCGCAACCGGCTGAGACTGACGTTCCGATCAGCGCGCCCATCGAACTGATGGCGAACGTCATCAACGACACGGGCCTGAGTGCGGGCACCATCACCATCACCGACAAAGGTGGGACGGTGATGGCTTGGACGCTGAGCGGGGGGTTCCACGGAACGTACTCAGCCTCTGTCCAGAATGGCATCATCAGCCAAGGTGCCGTTGGCGCAGACGAGTTCCGTTGGCAATTGATTCGGGCGACGCCTTGGACGTCCCAAGACCGGGTTGTCGTGCGCGTTCAACTGACGCCCACCGTCGGTGCTGCGATCGACGTGACCTACTTCTTCTTCATCGAAGATGTGACGGTCCCTGCCCTCATCCGGGCCGAGACGCGGGGCCTTCGTCGGTTGCGCCTGACGTTCAATGAGCCCGTCGTCATGTCTGCCGACGAAGGTGGGGCGTTACGCGTGCGCGACCTGTCCGGGCGACTGACGTTTGTCACCCCCAACGTCATCGAAGTCGAGACCCGCAACTTCCCCGCCGACCTCACCGGAGAGTTCATCTGTGTGTCAGCTGCGGTCGAAGCGGTCAACAACCGGTACTACCTGGTGGACAGCTCCACGCAGGGGACGCCCAACGAGATCACCACGGTCGAGGACACGGTCGTGACCGAAGGCCCGAACGTCGCGCACCGGTTGTTCTCCAGCCCGTACCATCTCCAGGCGATCATCGCGCCCGAGCGCATTTACCCTGCGTTCACCCCCTGTGTGATCGGGGCCGTTCAAATCAACGACAGCACAGTCGAGCTGTTGCTTGACCAGCAACTGACGCCAAACCACACGTACCAGATCACAGCCAACGGCATCGGGGACGCGGCCAACCCGACCAACATCCGGGACACGACGTCGCTGACCTTCACGTCAGAGGGCCTGCCCCGCGTCGCCGGTCGCGAGTTCTCGCTGTGGAACTTCATCCCTCAAGGGAGCAAACGGGACGACACCACGCGCGACATGGAGCGCCTGATCCGCATTCTCGACGAGCCCGTGCAGCTCATGCTCGCGGACATCGATCGGTACGACCGTGTCTACGATTTCGACACGGCAGAAGAAGCGTTCGTGGACGCCATGCTTCTGCACCTCGGCAACCCCTACACGTTCTTCCGCAGCGACCTGGAAAAACGGAAGGTCGCCAGCCATCTCGTCGAGACCTACAAAGTCTCCGGCGCCGAAGCTGCCATCGAGCAAGCCATCCTCCAGATCCTCGGGTTCACCGCGGAGGTCCAGCCGTTCAATGACCTGGAAGGGCAGTGGATTCTGGGCGAAGGCGAACTTGGAGACGACACGTACCTCGGGCCGAGCAGCCAGTTTCTGCTTTACAGCTTCGAGATCGATGTGTTCGTGGACAGCCTCACGGATACTGAACGTGCGATCATCCAGGAAATCGGACACGCATGGCGACCGGCGCACACCCACCTCATCCGAATCAACGAAGTCGGTCCTCCGTAAATCGTGAAACACAGCAGAAGTTTGTGTGACAAATCATGATTTGTTGAAGGAACCCCTGCATCAAAATTTGAAAAGAAAAACAAACATCTGCGGTTAACAACCGCTTGGTTTTCTAGCACAATACGTTCCAACAACTGAGGTCACCTACCCCATGGCAAATCGAAAAGACTTCTACTTCCGTCAACGCGTTCTCGAAGGTGAGATGGACGACGCCTTCGATGATGTTGAGAACGCAGACCGTCAGCTTGCGCGCGACATCGGTTCGCAGCAAACGGCAGACACCGCGGGAGTTCCGATTTCCGACATCGTCACCGAGCCTGACGACTTCAATGCGATTCGCGGCGGCATCAACTCCGGGTTCATCATCTCCTTCGCGGGTGGCATCCCCTCGGGCGGCAACCCCCAACCCATCATAGGCGTCCGCGTATCTGCTGGCTCTGCCACGGACTGGCAAGGCCGACGCGTCTCGACACCGACTGACCTCATCGTAGATGTGACGTCCGAAGGCGACGCACCCGTTGGCGAAGGTGGGTCCACGGTGGGCGGTGCGGTTGTCACCCCGCCCGCGGGGCAAACCCGCATCGTGACTTTGATGGTTCTCTTCGATCGCGTGCTCACCGACGAGCGCGTGGACGGCAACGCTGGGACGGTGCTCTACAACCAGGCCGAGTCCTTTGTCTTCCGCGCGAAGGCGGGCAACGCCAGCGTTGGAACCCCAACGCCGCCACAGGGTGACGCCGACGGAATCATCCTGGTGGACCTCCGTGTGACGGAGTTCAACACGGTCACCTCTTGGGACTTCTCCCGTCGTGGCGACTGGATTCGTACCTCGGTTGGTGTCGTAGGCGACATTGCTTCCACGAGTCAGATGCAGACCGGGACGCTCAACAACACGGGCACGGACTTCATCGTGCCCAACGCACGTCAAGCCATCCTGCGCTTGCTGCGTTCGTACGCTGCCACGGTTACGGACATCTCGGCGCACGTCGATAACGTCAACCCGTCTTCCACGCACACAGCCGCCAACATCGACTTCAAAGTTCCGGGCAGCAACTGGCTCGACGGTTCTTCGTTGGCTGCCCGTTTGCCGGGCGGCGGTAACACCGACGGTGTGCAAGGTGCTTTCCGTGAACTCATCGACGACCTTGCCGCGTCTGCGCTCAATAGCGACGGCGCCGGTCGCATGGGTGCGATGGCACAAATCGCAGGCCCAGTCGCGTACGCAGGCAACGCTCGATACAACGTCTCGGCAGGTTCGATTCGTTCGCAGATCAAGACCTTGCTCGACTCGATCGAGCAACAGGTCATGGATGTCACCGTTGGCGACGGTGTTGCCACGTACGGCATGTTCAACACCTCGGACTTCGCTGGGGACTGGGGCGCCACTTTGCAGGCGGCGATCACCAGCGTCCCGTCTGGCGGCAGCGTGCGCGTCTACATTCTGAATCCAGGAACACTCAACGGCAGCACAGCCTGTGTCACGGGTAATCGCAATGTGTTCCTTCACGCACGGCCCGGCACGATCCTCAACATCACGGCCAACGTGATTGGCTTCCGCGCAACGGGTGCCAGTGCTTTCGTGCACGTCGAGAACCTGACGATTCGCAACTTGACGACTCCGACCCAGACCAGCGTCGAGTTCGCGGGCTTGTTCTCTGCCCGTAAGTGCAACTTCGCCAACGGCGTTCTGGGTACTACTGCGGCAAGCCGTAGTGTTTTTGAGGATTGCACACTCGGAGGACGCACAAACATTTTGCGAGGTGCGTTCATCAACGCCTCGTTCTTGAACTGCGATTTCGAGTTGTCAGGTCCAAACAACAACGACGCACTGTGGGATGGATCCGATGGGGCCGCAGACGTCCTGATAAATGCGCAATTCACGCGCTGCCAGTTCAGTGCCAAGAACGACGTGACACCCACGTTCTTCACCTACTTCCGTTTCTCTGATTTTGACGAGAACATTACGTTCGACAGTTGCTCGTTCAACGATGCCGCTAATGCAACAACCGCAGGTGCATCTGAGCGCAACTTTGCAGGAACCGCACCACGCAACATCACGTACCGTGGTTGCCGAATAGATACACGCGGCGGCGTGTTCAACGCTGCGGGTGGTGGTGTGAAGGTCACCATCGCTGATTGCGACATCACGCTCGCAGGTAGTGGTTCGCAAACGGTGTTCTTGTTGCCCGCTTCGCAAACCGCAACGGACATTGACATCAAGGACAACCGCGTCCTGCAAACAGATTTCAACAACACCAAGCGGTTGGTGTACACGCTCGTGAACGCTACGATCGAACGCCTGTCGATTACGGGCAACAAATGCGTGGACCTCGACACGTTCTTTGAGTTCACCAAAGCCATGGAGGTGAACATCTCCCGCAACGTGATGGTCAACACGACCACAGGGCGCGGCAAGAATTTCATCAAGACACACAGCACGTGGGCTGTCCGCAATTTCAGTGTCACGGACAACACCGTCAAGGGGCTCCAGTTCAACAGCACCAACCAACGTGCCATCGACATGCAGTCGGGCACTTTCGAGGATCTGTCGCTTCGACAGAACGTGCACATCGCCAACAACCGCTTCGAGGATATTGGTACGGCGCTTGGCGGCGGAACCACCGACAACGCGTACGCAATCGACATCAACGCGTCGCTGTCACACCTTCAAATTACCGGCAATACGATTCGCACTGTCCAGTCGAACAACGAGGCAGTTGGTATCCGGGTGATCATTGCGGGCAACGTTGTCATCCACGGCAACACAATCACCAGTGTTGGCGACGAGTTTAACTGCGCAGCAACCATCCCGGCTGCCATTGTGCTCTTTGGCTGCTTACGGGTGCGGTGCACCGACAACATTGGCTACAGCATTGGCCATGCTGGAACACTCGCTGCTACCGGGCTGTACTGGGCCGGTGATGCCACCAGCACCGACGTGGTGGTGCACGGCAACTCCTTCACAAATTTGAGTGGTGTGGGGCCTTACGGCATCTACGCAGCGGGCAGCACCAAGCGCCTCAATATCCAAGGCAACACGATTGGCGTGCTCCCTGAACTCGGGACCGGTATTGACCTGACTGACTCCAGCACCGACGGTACGTCCCAGGTCAACATCTCCCAGAACAACATCACTGGGGGTGACACTGGGATCGCTGTCTTCGTGGGTAACGGTGCCGCACCTGCGAACAGTTACGGACGTTACACCATCAACAGCAACACCATCTCCACGTTCAAAATCAACGGCATCGCGCTCACCGGGGGCGCCAGCTCCCCCACGTGGACGGTTCAAGGTAACACGATCTACACGCACCTCTCTGGTTCCGGCATGCGCGGAATCGTGGGTACAACGTTGCATAGGGCAGTGATCAGCGGCAACACGATTGAGTTCACGACAGGTGGCACAACAACCAATTTGATGGGCATCCGACTCACAGGTACCGGCTCCGAAATAAACGTTAACGGAAACACGATTGCGCTGACCGGAAGTAGTACTGGGCGTAAAGGCGTCTACGTGCACGCAGATTCGCAGATGGTGATTGTCACCGGCAACCTAGTTTTCAGCCTGTCTCCCCTTGGCGTAGTCGGCATCCATCTCCACGATGGTTTCAGCGGCGGTGGCACCCTCCAGTGGGCTGCGTCAAACATGATCAACGTAGACCTCTCAGGTGTCGCGTTTCAAGATGACGCCGTCGGGAACAATTCAAGTTCTCCAATGGATACAGCTGGCGCAAATCCAGGTGTAACACCTGCAGCACTCAGTAGCATCGACCTGAACTGGCGCAGAGGCACGCACGTATGACGATGGAAGAACTCTTGGAGCAGTGCCTCAACTGTCAAGTCCCGACAGTTAAGGCACTGGCCAAGAAGGTCAAGACCAATTGGGACCAAGGTGTCGCCCCCAGCTCGAAGCAGATCAATGAACTCGCAAGCATGCTGGAGGACTTCAACTCGCCATGCACACGCGTGATGGAGGATGGACGGTGTAACGGTTGGTTGGCCAAGTACGGGCAGGAGTGCCAAATCCCATCACAGCCGCCACACTTCTGCCCCTTCAGCGCACGTGAGAACACACCCTCGACCTTCCCGCAGTGCCCGGGTTACCGTACAGTGGAGAGGAACCGAACATGACCGAGCCCGCACAAACCCTTCGCGTCTTCATTGTCCATCCGAAGAATCCGAATCACCCGCCCCGCCCGCTGGCGTCTGACTTTCAACTCGGCGGACGACGGACTGTCGAACGACGTGCAGAAGCCAAGAACCTGATCGCCAGCATGGGGTACGCGTTGCGCACGCTCAACGTGACGGCATCGGGGCTCGTCGCCTACGTGTACCCGACCGAGCGCGTGCCCGGACAGACAGGCCGACTGCCCGGGTGGGTGCACCGCAAGCCCCCTACATCATAACCAAAGTGCTTGAATCGCTGTAGTTGTTCTGATATACATGGATGTATGCCTGACCCGAGCGCCAACGCCCCTTACGCCGCCCCGCGCAGCTTTCGTCTTGATGACGATTCGCTGGTGATTCTCCGGCAGCTTTCCCAGAAGCTATCCATCTCTCAAGCCGATGTCGTGCGTTTGGCCCTTCGCCGGTTGGGCGAGGCCGAAAAGTTGAAAAAGCTCAAGTCTTCGTGACACGAAACGCATCTCGTAAATCCGCGCCAACCCTGGCGTTTTCAGTTTGTTCTTGCCGCCAGCTTTGTAGCGCGGTATGATATACAAATGAAAAATAGCCGAACCGTCACGGTCCTTTCCAAAGCTGCCTACATCAAGGAGCTGATCGCCCGAGATAAGATGGCCATTGTTTTCGGGCGCACCGACTACCCCGGTGTTGTGTTGCCGCCTCACTTGCACGGCAAGCCCTTCGCCGTGTTTGGATTCGACACCGCGGGATCCCCGCCCCTGTACAACTTCGTCATCGACGAGAACGGCATCGGGGCCGACATGACCTTCAACCCTTCGGTGGTTGAGAAGCCCGAGGACGTGATCTCCCGGTGCTACTTCCCCTGGTCGGCGGTTTACGCCGTGCTGGAAACCCGGCAGCGGAAGGGGCTCATGTGGCACGAGGACGCCCCGCCCGCTGGCGTCGCGCACGGTGTGCCGCTGGACATCATGGAAGCGCCTGACAACGTCGAGTTGCCCATCGTGATGAGCGCCTAACCCCAACCCCCCGGAGACAACATGCCTTCGCTATTCGTCGGGAACCTTCCCTACGCCGCAACCAACCACGACTTGGAAGCCCTTTTCCTCCAATACCAGTTCCAGCCCAAGTCGGTCCGCATCATCCTCGACCGGGAGACCAACCGGTCCCGGGGGTTCGGGTTTGTGGAGTTGGCGACTGCTGACGAGTGCGCACGAGCGAAGCTCCAACTCGACGGGGGTTACTTCATGGACCGCCAAATGAACCTGCGCGACGCGGACTCGCACCCGCCGCGCTCAAACAACGGCCCGGGTGCCCGCCCAGCCCGGTCGTTCACCCCTCCAGCAAATGCCAAGAACGGCGCACCACGCTTCGATGACCGCAGCTCGAAACGCGATTCGCGACGACAGTCCCGCAAAGATCGCGAACGTGACCGAGACGACGATCGCTGGTAACTGGAAAGTCCAGACCTGCACAACCGCGAGTAGTCAGGAACCGCCCATCTGATGTACGCTGTCCACGAGGATAGCGATGAAACCCCGATGGTTCTGGTTCCCGTTGTACGTGTGGGCCTTGCCGCCCGTGATTGTCGGCCTCGTTCTGGCGCTCTGGGGTGGCTGGCAGCGCAGCTCTTGGACCCAAGGTGTCTGGGTCATCCAGGTAAAAAAGATCGCAGGAGGCGAATGGGTGGCGGGCCAGACGTGGAGCTGGCTCGTACTCGTGCGCGAGACCGGCGAGGCGCCCCGGCAATCGTTGCTCGTGCATGAGTTCGTGCACGTTTTGCATTGCCTGTTCTTGGGCGTTTTCTTCTACCTGTCTTATGGCTTGCACTTCCTGTGGAACCGGGCACGCAAGATGCCCTACCAAGAAGCGTACCGTGCCATCTGGACAGAGCGGATTGCGTACCGCTACCAGGAAGAGTTCAACGAAGGCAAGCACCCAAACGCGTGGGGAGGGAGCGGGACATGACGACAACACCACCGGCAGCTGGGGGTAATGACCCCGGGACGTTCATGCAGAAGTGGGGCGCGCTGGTCAAAGTCGGCGGCGTCATCCTCACCATGCTCGGCACCAGCAGCGGTGCCTACATCCAGGCCAGCTCCGAGGCGAAGGAAACCGCGGACGTGGGGTACAGGACCATGGCCGCACGCGTGGCGAGCTTGGAGCAGGCGGCGAACTACCTCGACGCGGAGCTGTCGCTGTTGAAGGCCCGCGAGATCCTGGCCGCGCACAACGTCGCGCCCGCGGAAATCGCGAAGCTGCGAGAAATCTTCGCCAAGGAAGGGTTGGACTTGCCCCCCGCCACATCAAAGCCAGCAGAAGCTGTCACCCCCAAGAGGCGACGACCCTCCAGTGGATTCGGTGGCGGGTTCGGTCGGGTCGGTGGGGGGATGCCTCCCGTCGAGGGTGTGGTTCCCGAACCGGAGATGCCGCCTGACTACATGATCGCGCCCGAGGTTCTGGCTGAGATCGCGGACAGTGTGACGCGCGCCCGAGACACGAAGCTCAAGACCGCCCGCCCGCAATGGCTGGACAACGACGTGCCGCCCGAGATGCCGATGACGCTGGACGAGGCTGCGCGCCAGAAGGTCTGGCTCCAACACCCAGAACCGGAGCCCGCCCCGTCAGCCGAGTAGGCGGCCCAGGAAGGCGTACCCCTCTGGCGTCAGTGCTTGTGGGGGGTTTTCCTCGTCCTCTGTTCCGGCGACTTCCCGTGTTTCCCGGTTGCGGTAGAACCAGAGGACGGTGTTGTCGGGGAAGATTTCCACGTCGAAGATTTGCTTGGGGGAAGACCACGCCAGTTGGACAGCACCCTCGCCCGTCATTTGCGTGAACGGGGGCAGCACTTCCTTCTGGAAGTGGGCGCGGATCTCGTTCCACACACCGAGCACCTTGTGGATGTGTTCAGGGGTGGCGAGATTCTGACCCTGGAGCTGGTCCAGAAACTCCAGCCATGTGTTTGTGGGGATGTTGTGGAGGGCCATGGTCAGTCGAAGTCGTTGGCTTTCTGAGGTTCGATCGCAAAGACGTAGAACACGTCCGCGCCCGAAGGTGACGGCGGATCCTGCGCTGGTCCGGTGTCCACCTTGCTGATGAGCCCACCGAGTTCTTCGTACGTGCGGGAGCTGTCGCGCAGGAAGATGATTCTGCGCGTGGCGCTCTTGGCGTGCTGGTCGTCCATGTAGACGAGGCGCAGCAAGACTGGGCTCAACATGAAGGCGTCGATGAAGTACGCGCCTTCTGTTGCCTCAAAGGTCAGTATCGTCCCCTCCAGCACGGGTGGCAGGATGGGGATGGTGACCTTGCGGAAGACGACGCGTTCTCGCGGAGCCATGGCGGCAGTATACCTGGGTTGGGGTTTTTAAGCAGCCTTCCCACCGTGCCGGTGAGACCGCGTCTCGTTGTAGCTCATCTTGAGCTTGATGAGGGTTTCGAGGTCGATGTTCATGGCGCTGCAAAGGTCCATGATACGAATGACTGCGTCGGCCAGCTCGACGCCGAAGCCATCAGGCTTGCCGCCCGTTGAGAACCGGGGCTCACGCAACGCCGGAGAATCCAGGTCGTGCCCGTAGATGCGCAGCTCTTCCAACGCCTCGCTCACTTCGCTGTGAACGAGAGCGAGTTTCATGCCAACGCCGTCCACTGTGCGCTTTCCGTCCCACCAGCCGTGTTCCTTGGCTGTCTTGTGGATGTATTGCTGCAACTGCGAAAGGTTCATGGGGGCAATGTCAGCTTTGATGTGTTCAGATTTCATCGTGATTGTGACTCCGGTTTCATTGTGTACCACGCGGTTTCTCTTCGGAACCAACCCATGGGTCCGAACCGCTTGTTCAGATACGTCACCACACTGTTGTATGGCGAGAACACTCCGTCGATCACTTCGGCCCACTTGCCTGCAAGGATCCCGTTGGGGTGGACACGCGGATACCACGCGTCGATTTCCTTGGCAACGAAATCGGGTGCGTGCTGCGTGTCGAGGAAAACAAAGTCCAAGTACTCGGGAACGAAGGACTCGGCAGCCACAAACGTGTCGAGTTCCAGCAAGTCGTGCTGCGGGTTGCTGTGCTCCCGGCCCCGGGCGTAATGGTCGAACACCCGACGGAAGTTGTGTTCCCCGTATTGCGACCACACCGTGTAATGCAAATCGCTGATATGGCGACGTGCTCGCGCAGGAATTGAGGTTTGGTCGAAGTTGTCCACCATCGTCAACTGGATGTTCTTGTTGCTGTCTCGGATGAACTTCGCAAGTTGCTGCGAAGAACCCCCGAACAAGACCCCCACTTCTGCGAAACGCGCGTGCATTGGCGCCCGATTCACGACGAGGTTGAAGAACGTGGGACACGTGGCGTAACCAGGGACTCCATCAAGGAACAACATTCTGCTTGGCTCGCTGAGCAGTGTACTCCGAACAGATGGCTACGACACGCTCGCAGGTATCTCGATCGAAAAGACCCATATGACAGGCCATGGGATGGATTCGCAGTTGTTTCGCCAGCCAAGTGTACGCGCGTGATCGGTTGGGGAAGACCTTCGTTTCCCACAGAGGATCAAACGCAGCATGGGCTTTTGTGCGTGCCTCACGTGTCGATGAATCCGCAGGTGTCCCCAACGGGTCGCCGTCTTCATGCGCGAAGTGGCGACAGCTACAGGTTTCCGTTGTGCAGACATAGAAGTTTTTGGCAGCAAGGAAGAGTACCATGACCCCGCCGCAGTCGGGACACGGCAGCGTCCGACGGGTATCCACGGTCATTGACGGAAGCAGGGCCATTACTTTGCGTGCCCGGCAGCAGCAAGCGCCTCAGCCAAATCCTCTTTGGTAACTGCGCACTGGACGTCCACCAGCCAGCGACCGTACTTCTCTCTTCCGTGCTGCCGCACGAGGACGGTATTGCCGCAGCTCGTGACCCAATTCACGACGAAGGCCCGGGCAGCCAGTCCGCGGGCTCGGTCCGGGCCGCGCATCTCGGGAGTGTCGAACCCCAGCAGCCGGGTACGTGTTTCAACGATGATGTCCCACCCGATGTTGATGTAGAGCGCGAAGGTGTCCCCGTCCACAACCCGGTCAACGGTCGCGGGATACCACTCCTGGCTGTCATACCGGGGAGGTTGTTTCGCAATGGCCGATCCGCAACACAACAAAGCCAGCACAGTGCTCAGCATCAGTAGTTTTCGCATGGGTCCTTTTGAAAAAGCGGTCTGTGTCTCGGTGCGCAGCCCCCAGAGCGTCGTGGAAATCTCAGGGCTGGTTTAGAGAAGGAACGTGGGTCACAACAATCCACGCCGTCGAGCCTTGCATCGCAAAGTCCTTACTCCCCGACAGGAGTGAGTACCGAACATTCTCGCCACGAGTTAACGTAAATCTCCAAACTGCACTTCGACACACAGACCTAAATCCTTATTTGGGTTGGGGTGGCCAGCGCCGTTGCACTTCCCTTGCAGGCTCCGGGCTGGTTTGTACATGTTGCAACGGGACAGCCGCGTTGACAACCTCCGAAATACAGACGATTTCCTTGGCCCCATCGACAAGGGCCTCGTGTTCCCGCATCGCTTCGTCATAGACAAGCAGCTCTTGTGGGGTGAAGTTGGGGGCGACCAATCGCTGGATCAAGCCGACGCGCAGGTCGAGCAGTTGGTCGAACAGCTCGTGGGCCGACTGACGTTGGGGCGACATTTCTTCAAAGGGTTTCATTGCCATGGTTCAGTGTCCGTAGTTGAAGCCGTAGAAGTAGACCTTGCCGTCGATGGTGATCTGGTCGTCGTGGAACCCGCAGCAGCCACGCGCCTTCGCTTTGCGGTACCGGCGTCTGTCCGGGGCGTTGTCCTTCCGTGCCCACCGAAGGTTGTCCACGCAGTCGCGACCTTCGGACGCGGTTCGGATTGCAGCCGAGAGAGTCAAACCGATCGACGCACCGTATTGCGTTTCAGGTGACTGGAGGTGTGCGGTCGCTTTTTCGTATCGGTGCTGGTAGCGCCGTTGTCGGAGAACGTGGCACGCGTGGACCTGGTTGCGCCCATTCAGCAAGGTTCGATGCGCTGTTATACAGCCGATACCTTCGACGGCCACGCGCTTGTAGACTTCACGCCAGTACGTTTTCGACATCTCATCGAAGTTGACGGTCTTGGCGAATCGAGCCAAGTTGAGCGGGCAAACGCGGGGGTGGTCTACGTGTGCTTCCAACGGAAGCTCTTGGCCGCACAAGCACGCGTGTGTGTTCTGCGGGTTGATGAAGTGCCAGGAGTAAGGAAAGTCGCGCATGTGCTACCGGGATCCAGAGGGACGGGTTACTTCAAAGACGTCCTTGGACATGGCGCTGTACCGGTCTGGGTCTGCGGTGTGTGCCGCCGCGCAGTACTGTTGTTCATCTTTGGACAACCTTCCCCCTGTTTTTGACAGACACCGAAGCTGGAACACGTAGCCCCAGTCGATGGTGTCAGTTGGCTTGTGCTTTTCTGTTGCCACTTGAAGACCTGCCAGGGCTCGAACCTGGACAGAGCACTCCACCAGTGCAGGTCTATAGCGGACGGCGCCCGGTATACCCAACAGAGCGCCATCCTTTTTTTACATCAGCGAACCGCAACACGTTTAAGTCGGTCTTTCAGCTTTAGACGTGACGTGCTTCCATTACACTACTCGCTCATATTGGAGAGCGAGGCCGGACTCGAACCAGCATTTTCATGTTGGGGAAAACCAACGATCGATTTGCGGCGTGATGGTTTGTGTAAGTTTGGGAGAATAACTTGAGTCTGAGTCGCCTGTTCAGGTCAGCTTTCGCTGTCGCGTCTACCATTTCGCCACCTCCGCGTACAGTGCGGAGGGAAGGACTCGAACCTCCAGGTCTGAACGAAGCGTATCACCTTCTTTCTGAGATTGAGCTTGTCTCCAAAATCGTTAGCCGAGCAGCCAGCCGAGGATGTTGTCACCCACGTTGATGCGTGCCACGTCAGCATTGTTGGCTGTCTCGCGCGCCTTCTTGACGGCGTCAATCAGCCGGTGAATCTTCGCAACCAAGTCCGTCTTCGCACGCAAGGGGATTGCGCCCGAGTACTTGGTCGTCCGCCAGTGACCAACCGTCACGTCGCGGGTGATGATCTCTGCCTTACCCGGGTGCTCCGTCGTAGGCTCCAACAAGACGAGCTTGTCCTGAACCTTCTGCGTGCGCACCGTGCGTGCTTCGCGGGAAGCCCACAGGCCGAGCTGTTCGTTCTTCGTCCAGTCCGTTGCGATGTCGAGTTCCGGCAACGCATTGATGAAGGTCTGGATGTCTACGAGTTCCTTCTCCAAGTACAGGAGGAAGGGAACCGGGGCATCCTTCACCAACACAACGCCGTCGATTTCAACGGACGCACGTGCAGTGGGTTGTACGTTGCCGTAGTCCTTGGACGCGACGATGTCCATCTGCTCGGTGAAGGCATGGCGCATGCTCTGGAGCACACTTGATATGTCGAACTGCACCTTGGTGCGTTCTTCATCCAAGTGTTCACCCTCGGCGTTGACCGGTTCGTATTGACGTACAAAGCCATTGAAGAGGAGGGGCTTCTTCGTCAGGTGGTGAAGGTCCGTGATCGTCTTCTGCGTACGAGCACGCACTCCCTTTTCTACCGCAACTATCTGATTGAGTTTTTCCATGTGTGACCTCGAAAACGCATAGTACTACAAACGCGCTACGAAAGTCAACACCGTTTCAAGCAAAGCCAGCAGAAGTGCTCATCAGGCTTCGACGACGACTTGCTGGCGGTACACGCGACGACGATCGCCCCCGCTGTCGGTCACATAGATGGTGATCATCGCCGTGCCCGGTGTGAGCAAAGCCGTGTCGGCTGCGGTGAGTTTGAGATCAGCCTGGCCGCGCGTGCCGGGGTTTGCCTGGTTGCGAAGAACCATGTCGGCTTCAGTCTTGATGATGACGGGCGGACGAATGACGTTGCCCTTATTGATCGCAATCTCCAGTTCGATGGGCAAACCCGTCAGGTCCACGCGGTTGGTCGTGGCGCACTCGGTCACCGTTATCAACAAACTCTCAACAGTTCCCGGGACGATCGTGATTGAACCTGTGATGGCCATGACGTTTGCTCCTTAACACACGCAATGTTCGACGAGAAGTGTTGCTGTCAACTCAGCTTCCGTTTCCAAGGTTGCGCTCAATCCCGTGGATTCCAGCGTAGCAACAAACACCTGTTCTTCGATTGTTGCTGTGTACTTCGGCACCGCTTCCAGATTTGCCCGCATCTCTTCAAATGATACCAGGGTTGCCACGAGGACGGCTTCTTCCAACGTCGCTTCGAGGTCGAAGAGCGTGGCGGTCTCCAGGGTGGCAAGCATCTCTTGGTTCGACGCCAGGGTTGCCGTCCATTCAGTGATGACGGTTTCCGCGGTCGTGACGAGCGTGGCAGACCAGTCCCCGGTGGTTTCCAGGGTCGCCAACAGCTCGTTGATGGACGCGAGGCACGCCTTGACCTCGACCGTGTCCACGACACGGGAGCCCCAGCCGAGCGTCGTGACGAGTCCACCCTGCGAGCCCCAGCCGAGGGTTGTGATACTCATGTGCCACGCGTCCTTCGCGACGGTGCGGCTGTCTGCTGGACGATGTTGTTGCCGTTCTTGTCAGCGACGGAGAAGGTGAGCAGGACCGTGGTGTTGTCGTCGTCGTAGAGAACCCAGTTCCCGAGGTTGCCGTCCGCCAACTCCAGTCGGTTGCGGAGGATCTTGTTGGTGAGCACCGAGCGGGCGTTGGTCTCCTGCATGCTGGCACCCACCGATCCGACGATGTTGTGCGGCGCGAGCGGCGCGTCGAGCACGGCGTCGGGGATGAGCGTGGCGGGCTGCCACTTCTCCATCTCCCGAGTGTACCGGGGATTCTCGACCGTACGCGCCGCGTTAGAATACGTAATGAACAACACGTCGTAAACGAGGGCTGGAACTGACGGGGGTGTCCAGAGTCCGCGGTATCGCCCGAACTGCGAATGCACCAGGTCGATGGTGTCAACCAAAGTCCCGTTCGTGTAGACGCGTGCGCGTGGGTACTGGTTGATGTCGCCATCTTCCAGGTTCAACGTCAGGTAGACGTTGGCGCCAGGGGTGAAAATTACGCTCACGTTTGGGTTTCCAGCACATCAACAGTACAACAACACCGGTTCTTTCGGAGGGTCACTGGCACAGCTCGATGCAATCTTCTCGCGCGCAGTTGGTCCAAAACCAATGACCTGCCAGGAGACCCATCACAAACGAAATCCCGATGACGACCGCGAGGCGTTTACGCCCCCAGGCACGAATGACTTCACTGTAAGTGTCACCTTGGGTGCGGTTGAGTGCGAGCACGAGATCGATGGCTACGACGATTGCTGCAACCAGCCCTGTCAACCACCATGCGTAATTGGGCACCATCTCCGTCTCCTTGGTTAGTTCTCGGGCTCCGGCAGATACGACACTTTGCAATCCATCTCGGTGTTGGTCGAAGAACCCTGCGCCCGGCGACAGCGCAGTTGCATCTCCAACAGCATCTTGCGTGTGATGCGGTGCTCGACCCGCAGAGCGTCTTTGAAATCCTCGCGAGCGTTCTTCACGTCGTTCTTGTAGGCGACGCCACCACCCAGGGTCACGAGCCCTGGCTCCAGGTGAAGCGCAGGGTCTGTTGCCTTGGCCCACACGAGCGTCATGCTGGTCACGCCACCCAGCATGAACGTCAGCACGGCAATCATCGCCGGAAGCGGGATGTGAATCTGACTCACCGGAATGGATTTCTCTTCGGGCGGCGGCATGACGATCGCGCCTGAGTGCGTCGGGCTCATTGGGCGCACAGGGAACGTGGGCATGTTAACCCCCGTTATCGGCGTCGGCGTTCTGTCGTCATCATTCCATCGGGGCATGGTCAGCCTCCTACTACGGTTTTCAGCGCGGCAAGGTTTGCGGTGTTCGCTTCCAGGTTCTTTTCGTACCCTTCAATCAACTGGGCCTTGAGGCGAAGGCCGACCGGGACATGCAGGCTCCTGATTGCGTCGTACACGGTCGCAATCATCTTGGTGTGTTCCTTAAGTAGCATGATGTCGTTGCCGAGAAACGTCAGTAACTCACGATTGTCCAGATGTCCGAGGGGGATGCCTTCGGTCGGGGTGTTGTCGTCGTGTCCGTTTCCTGATGCCATGTGTACTACAACTCCTTGTAAAGTTACTGCCGCGTGTCCACGATCAAATTGAGCTGGGCGACAGTCGAGCACTCCATGATTTGTACTTTCAGCAAGGTGCCTGAAAGCCGACAAC